CCTTTATACTCCCGAGAGTCATGTCACTACAACGCATAATCTTCGTTGTAGATACGAGTTAAGATTTCATCCACAATGATGTCGCCGACCCTTATGTCTCGTAATCGATTTGCTAATAAACGCAAATCTTCGGGGGCAACATCATATCTCCTAGCCATAGATTCTTCAACAACAGTGTAAGCTGTTGCATCAGTTTCTACGATGCTAGGAAGCTCCGCTATAACGGGTCCAGGGAATCTACTTCTTAGCGCCACCATTATTTCCGAGGCTGGCTCATGGATATATGAAGCCACTACAGATGCCACGAAAATGTTGGTTCGCGTCTTCCAGTCAGTCTGGTTAAATTGATCCAGACTTAACCCAAGTTGGAGGGGGGACATGTCACCCTCCACCTTGCCCAAACTTCTTAAGATACATCCATAATTTCTGACCAAATGGTATCTACCATCTGAACATAAAATTGGGGAGTATTTAAGAAATTGTAACTTTTCCGGGATTTCGGCAAAGTTTTCGGATACTTCTAAATTTAAGCCGCACAATATACCAGCTTCGTGAATGGCGTGCGGGCCAAACTGACCGCTTTCAATGTACATGAATGCGCACATCAACATCACTAGGAAATTGTTCATTGTGGTCATCACAGTGCCCGAGCCCTCGATTGGGACGATCACTCGTTCCACAACTTCTTCATCGTTGACTACATGACGGGTGGTCCGATACCTCTGAACTTTGATCTTCCTTCCACGATCAGCGCGCGAGCGCATTGTGATGGGTAACTTGCACTGGTTTACTAAGCCGCAACTACGTTCCTCATCAAAACGAGCCATCGCGGCACAACTCAAGGCGAAACCAGCGCTCTTGACTGAAGCGTCACAGGCTGCTATATCAGCATTGTGTGCATATAGCTCTCCACCATTGTTTCCACTCCACACACTATCATCCGAGTAAATGCATATGATGTGTTCGTTAGGCGGTAAGCCACGACATATCTTGTCAAAAACATCGGATATCTCTTTGATCTTGGGTTTTGTGAAAGTGTGTATGGTGTAGTAATGACCATTGCTGTAAATGGATGCACTGTTGCTCATGCACATCTTGATGAACTCGGGCAATTCGTTAGCGTACATACAGCCAGCTTCGTACCCCACATACAAACGAGGGGCTTTCCCGGTTTTGGCTAGTTCGTTTTTGACCTTGGCTTCCAACCTTGTCACCATTATCAGCTGTGTGTCGTACTCCCCACAGAACTTCACGTACGCCTGACGCAGTTTTCGTTTAACGTGCGGGATATCAGCATTGGCGAACCGGCTGTATAATGGTTCCACGTATTCCATGAAGCCCAAATACATTGAGTTATATGCCCAACTTGCCGTCTCTGGCACTGTGTTCCTGACGAAATCGATCCAAGTACGGTCGAACCGTTCAGTGATATACCAAGACATTTTCTCCAATGCACACTGCTGTCTGCGGAAAAGATGCTGCTCCTCATCGTTGAGTGGTCGATATGTCTCCGGAATAGCACAAGCCTCGCGCATCTGCTGGGTAAAATGTGGAAAATGACAAGGTATCATAGCGGCTAGTCGCTCCTCCCAACGGGCCCTCGTGGCGTGGTTGTCGTTCTTGGCTAACAGGCGTTTCAAAGCTTTGTTTGCGTTCCGATCGCTGTTGTCATATTGAGTGAATTTTCGATGACCTTCCAATGAAAACATAGCTGTTCGATACCATTTGGTGTTACCAACTAGTTCATCTGTATCTAGGACGTGATGGGTGTTGCCATCACGATCAACTTCTTCAATGAAGTTGCCTGTCACCTCTATGTCATCATCTTGTTCGTACACAAAATTTATCTGACAGTCCACGGAAGGTATGCGAAATGGCTGCTCTAATTCCAAACTATCCTCTGCGTCATTGTCATACACTTCAAGAACGGCATATGGATTTCTATCCATTGATGTAATCCCCGCCACTAACAACTCATGTTTTCTCTCATTAAATTTTGACAAATAATAAAAGTAATCCTTGTGACGTTGAATCAAATGTTGTGGGAGGTCTTGAATACTACGGGATATGCAATTTTGCGCGGCTGTTAGATTGACTGAACTCAAAGTAGTAAGTCGCAATTTCGATTCCACTGAGCGTACTATGTGGGTCAACAAACGAAAGTTTTTGATGCCATGTTTCACACCGCTCGTGTAATACTCAGGGACTATGTATTCTTGCCAAGCCGACCGCATAGCGAAATTGTGCTTTGGTTTAGAAGCGGTTGAAAACCAGCCTAGACCGTTGTCGCCCACATCGTATCGCCCTGGCGGTAGAATCGCGTACACGGGTTGTGAGTAAAACACGCCATCGTAAACGTATCCTTCGTCCAATTGATTAGCGACATGATGCCGTTGCTCCTCGAATGGAGGAGGGGGTGGTGCAACAATATCTTGTGGTCTATCATTCACTCGGGCGCCGGCGTTGTGGTGGTTGTTGTTGTTGTTATTGCGGGCTCCCCCCGC